AAAAAACAAATGTTATTCTTCAGTATTAAAGATACAAGCACACTACAAAAACACTGGTGCACATGGGAAGAAGACCCGCTCAGATGGAATATGCTTGACACATTTGGGGACAGCAAAGATAATCCATATATGGTGTCAATCCCCATGCAAAAACGTATCGCACCCCAGCCTAATAAGATAAACATGAAGCTGCTTAGAACTGTGTTTAATCAACTACAATTAACAACATGATTAATCATATAGGCAGCAGAGTACAATGCATCTACACACATCTAACAAACACTATCAGAAAAAAGCAGGGAGAATAAAAATGCAGGCAGATAAAGAGATAAAAAACATAGATGAATTATTAGAAACACTCGAAGAAATACTAGACGAATACACAGACTTGTATGAAAGAAGAGATATAATAAACATAATAGAATTCGCGCGTAGACAAAAAGAAAAAGGAAGAACGCTAGTAGACATCATATGGTGGCTGAATAGAATAGGCAAGGATGTAGACTACGCCGATATAAACGCATTGATAGACAAGGTAAATGAATGAAACACATGAAGTACTGCCCATGCTGCAAACGCACACTACAAATCCATAACTTCGGCTACAGAAAAATGCGTATATGGCGTAAAGCATTAGGTGACTACAAGACTTATTATTATCCTCAGTCTTATTGCCAAGAATGTAGACACAAGCCCAAGCCTCAGCCGGCTTCTGACCCTTCAGCTCTTCAGCACTCTTCTACCAATATTAATCAAGGGTCATCTATCTAGCAGAAGAGAGACACGAGTGATACGAGAATAAACGAGCGCACGAGTACATCCATATCACGCATCAATCGAAGACTGCAGACGAAGAATGATATTACGCGTCAAGGTGGCTGCTGTGAGTCATGAATTCAGGCTACAGTCGTCTGCCATTGTCAGTATACACAATCTGACAGAAATCGTTAATAAAAATAAAATAAAAAAAAATAAAAAATAATTATACTTTTTTAGTTTTTGTGGTATATTTATATTATATCAAATAACATAGGAGGAATTGATATGAATAATGAATGGACAAATTTAGGAACTTTTAATAGTGTATTGGTTGATGTTAAAGAATTAGGAGAAGATTATGTTTATAGGTTTTGGAAAGGTGAACATCAAGTTGAAAGAGTAATGAGTGGTTTTGGTTTGGATAGTATGAGTGGAAGAGACCTATTAGTTTGGATTGATAGTTATGTCCAAATGGTTAATGAGATGTGTGGTGTTGAAGTAGAAGGTTGTCCAGAAATGGAATGGAGATTTAATGGACAAATGTGGAAAGGTGATTTAGAAGATTAAAATAAAATAAAAAAAAATTATATATATTATATTTTTGTGGTATAATAAAGATGTTATGGTTGGTTGGTTGGATTATTTAATGGAGATAAAAATGTTTATAGATATGGTTATATTTGAAGGTTGTAGTTGTAGTGGTAAAAGTTGGATGATGAATAAAGTAAATAAAGAAAGTGATTTTAAGTGGTGTTTAATTGATAGAGGTAATATAAGTGGAGTAATAGAAAATAAAAGAAGAGGAAGAGATAATTGGAAAAGTAGAGAAGGAATGTTGAAAAGAAATTTAAGAGATGGAATGGGTATTGTTTATATTATTGTTGATAGTGAATTGAATATTGTAAGAGAAAGATTTGAAAAGAGAGGTGATGATATTGTAAAGGATGTAGAAGAATTAGAAAGTGAATATAAAGATTGGAATGATTATTATAATGATAATGAATGGTTGAATGATAATTTGAAAGTTAAGAAAGTAAAAGATTGGAAAGAATGTATAAGTTATTTGAATTGGTTAGAGAATAATGTTGTTGATGGAAGAAGTTTTAGTTTTGGTAGAAGTAATAGTGAAATGGAAAAAGAATTTAGAGAGTTTGAAGGTTGGAATAAAGTTAGTTTAAAAAAAAAGAAGAAAGTGGTTTTGATATAAGTTGGAGTATATTAGAAGAAGATTATAAAAATAAAAATAAAATAAAAATAATATTTTATTAATTGTAAATATGTAGTATAATAGATATAATATTATATGAGGATGGTGGTGGTATTTATGATTAGTCCTATCAGTCGAAAGCTGCAGACGAAGAATGATATCGGCCAGTTATAGTGTAGGGTTGTAGCCTTTTGGTGTCAGCTAAAAGGCGGGGAAGAAGAGAATAAAATATATTGTTGTTGTAAATTATAAATGAATATTATATAATATGAATGAATGTAATGAAATGAGTAGTATATAATAGAAGTTATAATGGCATAACTATAAGATAGATATGAAATGCATATGGGACCGTAAGGCTCCCATATGCACTTTTATATTTAGATTATAGTTAGCACGGTGAGATACACACTCTAGAAAAGTCAAAAAAAATTACACAGTACAGAAAAGTGTAAAAAAAATATTTATAAATAAACAAAGTTGAGTATATATATTATTATATCTGGGAGGTACATATGAGTACAGGTAAGTTAGACAAAGCTGAACACAAGAAACGTAGTAAGTCATATCAGGCACAATTAAAGGATGCTATATATTCAGGTGATATGGAAGGTATACTGAGGAGTGTTATGTTATTGGCTGTTAAAGCTAATGATATAGAAGACTGGAAAGCTTCACCACGTACATTTATGGAACTGACACAGGTACTTCTGAAATACAGACAAGAGTTTGGTGGTGATGAAGACATGTCAGATATCTTATCAGTACTTCAGGGTGGTAAAGAATAATTTACAGAGGAGAATAAAATGTCAAAAATAGATGATGAAATATTAAAGCTAAGTAAAGATGAACTACTCAGTTTGTTTGAAATGATGCGTATGAAAAATACACGTTTTGAAAAAGACTTATATGATGTCTTAACTCTAATCAGAGCAAACAAAAGAGCAGAGGCAAGAAAATGATATCACATATCAGAAACCCCAACTCAAAGGGCTGGGTAGAAAATCGTGGTGATAAATGGACTGCTACTCGTAAAGAACGTGGTATGAATATCTTTGTAGGCTCCTATGACTTTGAATGGGAAGCACAAATAGCTTTAGATATTGCAATAGCAGATTATGAAGAGACCACAGCCTATATTAATAAGAAGCGTAAAGAATTACCTCATATAATAGAAGCCCATATCTCAGACTATGCAAAGGCTAACAATATCAGTCGTAAGCCACCAAAAGGTTATCGACCACCTGAAGCATATGCTAATGCTAAACCTATTAAGAAAAAATGAAAGTAAATAAAACTATATTAAAACATTTTAAAACGGACCCGCGTGCCTTCTTTAAGTTTCTTAAAGTAATGGACAAGCAACAGGGCAAGATGGTACCGTTTGTGTTAAATCAAGAGCAAGAGGAGTTATTAGATGTCTTACTCAAAGAAAAAAGAGTTATTGTCCTCAAGGCAAGGCAAATCGGATGCAGTACCCTACTCAGAGCGTACTTCTTATGGCGTCAATATGTTAGCCCTGAACCGACAACTCACGCAATCATTAGCTACACACGAGATAGTGCCGACCACCTTCATTCAATGGACAAACAATTCTATGTCAAGCTCCCTAAAGCACTTCAACGAAAACTTGCCAAATCATCAAATAGAACCCTCCAGTTTGCTGATACAAAAGCCGCTCTCAGGAGCTTTACAGCCGGAGGAAAAGCAGGAGCCACCAGAAGTTTTACCTTCAACTCCTGCCACATATCTGAATTCGCCTTTTTCGATGACCAAGAAGACCTCTTAAGTAATGTTATTGCTTCAGTAGGTGAAGGTCAAGTGGTCATAGAAACAACACCTAATATACCAGGTGATAAGTACCATGACCTTATTATGAACAGTCCTACCAATGGATGGCACTTATGCTTCTTTCCGTGGTATAAACACGAGAACTACAAGAAGAAAAGCCGTTTCCATTTAGACACTGTACCTGACATTACAGCAGAAGAAGACGAATTAATGCAGGACTTAAATTTATCCAAAGCACAATTGTACTGGAGGCGTACCAAAGTTAACAGTATCGGCTTAGATAAATTTAGGCGAGAGTTTCCAAGCACAGTCGACGAGGCATTCCTCAGTACGAGTAATCTATTCTTCCCAACAGATGTTATCGACCAGATAGACAGAATAGATACCGGCCGTGGACCGCACCACTATTACGGTGAAGCCCGTGGGGACGACCAATATGCTATGGGAGTGGA